ACCGGTTACCAACTTAACAGCTGCGCCGTTGAAGATGTTAGCAGCGTAGCCGCTAGCAATCTTGTAGGTGCGAGTAACGCCCACGAAGGGGACGCCGCTAAGCAGTTTAACCGGAACTAGGCCGTAAGGGCCGTTAACAGCGGGGTAAGCCATGTTAAGCTCCTATTAAGTTCCATTTCCAAAAGTAACCTTGGATTTCCTGTCGTTGAACAGGGGCATCCGCGGATCGTTTTCTCTCATAAGGTTGTTGTCCACAGAAGCCATCTGTGAACGAGTTTGGTTACCGTAGTAATCATTTCGTTCTTCGATGAGTTCTACAGGTGCCTTGCAAAGTAGCAGTCCACCAATCACGACATTGTCCTTGAATCGCTCGTTTTCTACCGATACTAAAGTAATCTCGGGGTGATCGCTGGCTTTGACCGGCTCCCAACCTTCACGTAGTTTTGAGGACACGTTCATGGCATCAACAGTGCCTTGCGTGCTTACACGCACCCAGTGAAATTCATACCCCGGCTCAGGATTAGGGCTGGGCAGGAGTTCCGGCCGTTGCCATGCCTTGCGCTGGGTTGTTTTCTCGCGGGTTTGTAGCTCACGATTTAGTCTGTTCTCAGCCATTTCCATTCCTCATATCTAGTGCAACCTGTTTGGCGTATTGTTCGGGAGATAATCCCAAGCGCTTAGCTAGTGTCAATTGTGTTTGCGTTAACCTAATTTTCTTAGGTGCTGTGCTCCGCGTAGCGGGTGCAACCACATTTGATCGCTGCTTAGTCACTTTTTCTTCTGTTTCCCCTTCAAAGTTTTCGGGGAACAATTTCCGCATACGAGTGTCAATGCGCTCGTAGTATTCATCGCTGGTTGGGTCTACACCCTCGTTCACCAACTTGTTATGCAACCCAATCGCGTAGCTTGTCATTTCGACGTCTTGGTTAAACCAAGGATTCGCCTCTTGCCAATCTTGCGCCTTCGTGTCTACGACAGGATCTTGGGCGGTTTCAGCCTCCAGTTGTACAGGAGTTTCTTCCTCTTGTAAAGGTGGTAACTTGAAATTATTTATTCTGTCTGACTTAGATCTGACAGCCGCTAACGCCTCTTGCGCTTCTACAACAGCATCTGGGTCACCAGACTCGTAGGCATCGCGATAGGCTTTTTTGGCAGTCTCGTACTCAGACGTGACAACTCGTTTGGCTTGCTCGAGCAGGGCTTCTTGGCTCTTGGACATATTGCCCTTGAGCTGTTTGTTCTCCTCAACAAGTTTCTGTGCTAGACGTTCCAGCTCTTGGCGTTCGCGCAAGGCTGCTTCTTTAGCACGTCGTTCGTCGTGGTAGCCCTTACTGAAGTGCTTGATGCGCTGCTGAACTTTATCAGAATACGCTTCTAACTCTTCGTCGGTTACTTCCTCGGGTGGATCTGAGGGTTTACGGCCACGATCAGCTTTAGGGGTATCGTCAACTACTTCTAGCTCGACTTCTTCCTCTTTAGCTGGCTCAGCTGCAACTTCTTTCTCAGCAGCTGCGGCTTTCTTACCGCCAATATCCACTTCGATTGCACTGGAAGGCTCGACCTCGAGACCTTTCTTGTCTTCTGCGTCCCCTTCCGGGAACTCAAACTCAACTTTCTGAAACGGCATACATCACCTCTTATGCGCCAGTGATTCCACGGGGATCTGCAATAACAGCCTCGATGGAATCGTCGTTCATTAAACGGAATTCTTTTCCGTTAACCTTAAACCGTGTGCCGGTGTTCATGCGGAACATTACGAAGTCCCCCACTTTGCACCACGGGCCTGTTGGGAATCGGTCTTCGTCGGCATAGGCTTGCTCGCCGACATCTACCACTGCACCCATAATCGACAGGATTTGCTCTTTCTGCTTAGCATCAGCAGTCTTGATCAGTCCTGAGCCTTCGTAGGCTTCTTCGATTTCGGGTAGAGCGACTAAGAGTCGATATCCTACCGGTTTAGGAAGTTGAGCTTCCCATTCCGCATCAGTTGTCTTCTGAGTATCAGTCATCGTCATCATCCATATAGTTGCGCGAAAGGTCTTCTACGTGTGACATACAGGCTTCGAGACCTCGAACTAAGCCTGTAACTTCCTTGTATTGGGCGAAGTCTTTAGCTCCTCCCGCTGCAAGAAATTCTAATGCTGAGGTTTTATCCTCGTTAAACTTTTTCATAAGCACGTCAAAGACGGTAGTAGCCACGATTATCTCCTAGGGTTGTTGTCCTTCATGGTTTTAAGCAGCTCGAGATCTAGCTTGCTGCTGTCCCGCCGGCGATCCGCTGCGAGCTTGGCTCCCTGCTTCTCTGCTTCGAGGTCAACTTCTTGCTGATCGATCTTGAGTTTCTCGGCCTCCAACACAGCGTCAGCTTGGGCTTCTTTAGCCTTCTGCTGTAGCTCGGCCTGTCTAAGCTGCATCTCTGCAGCATCTTTCTGGGCTTTGCGCTGAACTTCTTGTTGCTTGACTTGAAGTTCGGCTTGCTGGAGCTGGAACGCAGGGTCTTGCTGTTTGGCTTGAGCTTGCTTCTGCGCAGCTTCTTGCTGGTGCTGCTGCGTAAGCTGCTTGCCTGCGTCGGCGACTAGGCGAGCCAACTCTACCTCGATCTGCTCGGGCAACTCTTCTCCCGGCGCGGGTAGTGGGGCACCTAGTTTCTCTTCGATCTGCTTGCGGTACTTGAACGCCAAGTGTTCAGCCATGTGAGCCTGTAGCGAGGCCATGATCTGCTGAGCTTGTGGGTTCTGTCCGATAGTCTGGGCAATCATAGGATCTTGCATGAACGCGGTATGCGCGGCCATGTGGGCATCGTGGTCTTGGTAGATAAACGCACGGATTGGTTTGCCTGTCAGGGCATCCATGTTTTCGCTGACCGGATCGGTCGGTTTCGCATCGTCCCGTGTTGGGACTAGTTTGTCGGCATTCTTGATGCCGAGCACGTCGATCATCTGCCGATGTAGCTGAGGCAGGTCGTAGATCTGAGGTGCTTGCTGCGCCATCTGTAACACCGCTTGGTACTGTACGACACGCTGTGCCATCGTAGAGCTGTTCGGGTCACTGACGGGAATGACGTCAACCATCGCGTAGTCTGAGCGACGAGCTGTTACTTCACCACGATGTGGCTGGTAGATGTACTCTTCGCTAGCGTACTCCGCAAGGATCGCTTTTAGTAACTTAAACTCCTGCTTCATGGCGTAATGTACCCGAGCTTGCACCGCGGCCATAGGCTTCAGGGTACGCTCGAGCAGTGCCAGTGTGGTACCTACTGGCGCGTTAGCCGACATGTCGCTGATGTTCATATCACTGATGGCGCCAAGACGACGGCCTTCGTTAGTGATTTTGTCCAGCAAAGCTAGCAGGGTTTGGCTAGGTTCTTTATAAGGTAGCGGCATGATGTTGTCGCGGATGTTACCTGACGGTACATCGACATCTTTCCACTCGCCCGGTGATGCCGGAGAGTCGTCGCCTTTAATACGTAGTCCACGTGACTTCAAGCCGCTTGGCAAGTTAGCCAGCGTGCCTGCATCAACGAGTTGACGTATAATAGACGTACCTGCTTTGGCGTAACCGCCAATGATGTGGATCAGGCCTAAGCCGTAGAATCCAAATCCGGGTACGTACGCATAGTGTACGAAGTGCTGACGTTTAAGCGTCAGAGGATCGTCTTGGTTCCAGTTCCGCCGCACGGAAAGGATCTCACCAGTCCCACGTTCAATGGTAACGACATACGGCTTCGCAATCTCATCATCAGATTCATCAACCCCGTCTATAACCAAATCAGCGTGCACTTCGTAAATTGCGTAGCGGTTGTCGTCAGTAAGAGAGTAGCCACCCTCTTCTGCTTTCCGCTCTTCAATGTCGGTGTGGAACGGCTGTGGCTCGTCCAGTTCAATGTCTCGGTAGAACCCAGCGGCTTGCAACTTACGCAGCTCGTTCTTGGTTCGACGCATGATGTGCGTAACACGTTCTGCTGTCTCGATGTGGCTTGCGCCGTAGGGCACAATCACGTCTTCAGCTGGGATATATACGGCAGCTTGGCGGCCTATGTTGGGATCAAAATACACTTTCTTGAACGCAGAACCGGCTAGGCCAAGGCTGTACAGCATCCGCTCATGCTCTGGGCGGTACTCAACCATTGTCTCGGTCAGCTCGTAGTTCATGTCAGCCTGCACGCGTTGTGCGGCTTCCGTCTTCTCTTTAGTTTCTTCACCTAATACTTTAGTGCGAACAGGGCCAGACGAGGGGAATGTCTCGCTCATTGTCTCTGCTTGGAAACGTATGGCAGCTTCTGCTAGG